TTCATCTGTCCTCTTGATATTGTCATAATTTAGCTAAATTGTTAAGGCAGGCTTTTAATCCTGGAACCTCCTTTTTACTTGGTTTTTCCAAATAAATCAAGGCTAGGCATAATAACTTTGACATCTCTTCTGATGTCTTCTTCTTTTACGCCTTTTTCCTTCCATTCTTGATCATTCGCATATACCTCACCTGTCTTTAGATTAGATATAGTTTCTATGATCTTTTCTGGGTGTAATACTTTCATCTTCCTCCTATGTTCTATCAAATTCTAATATAGCTGCTGTGCCTTCAAATATATTGGCTGAAGCTGCTTGCACCTGTAATTTATCGTTTTCTTCTAATATAATTACACCATCAGCTACTGATTTTGAATTACCTGCATTTACAGTATGTTCTGCAAACTGATACGATCTAGTTTCAGAGTTATCATATATAAAAGCTTTTATCTCTGTGTTACCTGCTCCAACGTTTGCAACATGTAGATTCTGTACAATGGCTCTTGAATTAGATGGTACAGTATAAATATCTGTAAGTGTATCTGTTGTTAAATCAAAGTTTGCGTTCTTATACCTATTGGCCATTTTTATTTCCTGTAAAAAAGTTTAGTCTTTGTATTTCTTCTTTAAGATCTTGTTGAAAGGTAGAGTTTAGTTTTTCTACAAGTCCATCAAGATCCCTAATCAAAGCATCAGCTACAGCTTGATTGTATTCTTTACTAGGTCTTGTAAATACTACCGTTATCTTTGCCATTATCTTCTTCCGTCTGGTTGTATATCTAACCTAAATCCACCAAGTTTCCAATTCTGAGAAGCTGCGGTATTTGCTACTTTCAAAGATATGGCTCTAGCTCTTGCTCTTGTATCTACTTTACTTGTTGACGATGTAATCGTAAATGGACCAAGGGGTGACCCTGATTGTGAGTCGTTAGAATAATTTCTTAATTGTAATGTTATTTGAGTATCACCTGTTTGAGATAAAAAGTCAGGTATGAATCTTCTAATCTTTGCAAAGAACTCACCATCACCACCTTGACTAATATCAAAGTCTCCTGATTCTATATTTGCTGTGATAGCTGTTGTTGCAGAAGCTTTTACTTGATCTGTGCCAGTTTCATGTTCGTAGTATGTAGTTGCACCATCTGTATTACCAACAACATCGTAAGATGTACCTGTTGAATCGTAATCAGTTCCATGTGGTTTACCAAATACAGAAGAGTCTTGCCACGTTGTTCTGTTTAATGTGCCTGTTGTCCAGATAGGTCTGTTAGGTGTTGATTCCATATAGTTGTAAGTTACACATCTATCAACAACTGTTGCTCCTTCTGAACAATAGAACCAAGTAATCTCACCAAACAAGTTATTTAGTCCAGCATTAATAAGTTGTGATGCTGTTGTATTTAAATCATTGAATACAAAATCTTCTACCAAACACGTCATAGTTTCTAAATTACCAGAGTATTTAAAGAAACCATTTTCTGAGAACCAATAAGCTGCACCATCAACTTCAATGGCTGCATTCTGTCCTATCAATCCACAGTTGGTTCCTATTTGTTGAAAACCAAATGTAAATGGTGGACCAACAAAACGCATCGTGAATAAAGATGTATCTGTCCAAACATATATTGCATCTCTACCTCTTACAGCTCCTACAATTCTAGAACCGTCGGCAAGTCTTTGTGTACCTGCTGTGTTAACCGCTGTAGGTGTGTAAGTATTAATATCTTCTTGGTTAGAGAATCTAATAAACATTTCATCTTGTGTTGTTGGATCACCAATTGTCGTTTCAGTTCCAAAGAATACTAAGTGTCTATCAGGTGTTGATACTAACATATCTCTTGATGCAGTCGGTGCACCAGATATAATAGTTGCTCTATTTGCTACAGCGTTTGTAGCATTTGAATCCCATTCAAAAACTTGTGCGTTATGTATAAGTGCAATAATCTTGTCTCCAAAGTTATCAATAGACCACATACCTGGATCTATAACTAAGTCTCCAGATGCTGCTTCACCCCATGCAATATAATCAGATGAGTTTGTAACCGTTGCTCCATTTAAGTGCGATGCCGCTGTTGTGTTTCTTACACCTCTTGTAACACCTGTTAATGTGTTACCACTTTTACCTGTGTAAGAAATTTCTTCAGAACCTATTTGAATAAAGTTTGTACCTGAACCTGGGAATAAAGAAGCATCAGACAATACAACTGTAGTTGTTGTATCATTGATAGCACCATTCAAACTTGTTATAGCTTCTCCTGATACTGTACCACTCCACTGTCCAAGACCATAACCAAAACCTGCAAGTTGTTGAGCTGGACCGACAGAATAATAAGACTGAACTCTTACTCCTCCAGATAATGAGGCACCTGACCCTGTTTCTGCTGATGGCATTGTTATTGTAATTGTTGTTGAGCTGGTAACAGATGTAACCATAAATTTTTTATCGTCAAAATCTGCAGCTGTATAATTTGAGTTTGTTGCTGTTGAGAAATTATCTAATAAGACAATATCTTTTTCCACTAAACCATGATCTCCTGAAAAAGTTATTGATACAACAGCTGAACCATTTGTTGTAGTAAAACAACTTGTTAAAGTATTTGTCGCTCTAATTGGATGTATATCGTAGAACACACCACCTGTATAAGCGTATAAAATTCTGTTTGTACCAATAATTGAAAACTTGTTACCTGATCTATTTACAATATGATGCATGGCTCTTGCTGCACCAGTAATATCATTCTCACCAAGTTGAGCCCAGCCACCTATCTTTTCAGGTGTGCTGTATCTGAATCGAACATTATCACCATCAACCCACTGACCCTCTGCTTGAGTGTCTGTTAGTTGTTTATTAAAACCTGGTAAAAAATTTACTTTTTGTAACATAAATAATCCTGTTTAGACGAGGAGTATTGTGGTGTGGTGGAAATACTCCTCATCAAAACAGAATTATATATTACTTTTTTGGTATTTTAAAGCCTTTATAGTATGCTGGTAAACCTAAGAAAGGTCTTTTATCATACAGATTTTCTTTGGCTGTTTTTTTCTTAGCATCGTTATAGTGCAGAAATACCTGTCCACAATCTTTGCCTTCAAAAGCCTCTCTCCAATGTTCTAGTTCACATCCCATGTAAATAAGCATATCGCCTTGTTCTAAATCTACTTTAACACCAGCTTGTTTTTCTTTACCTGTTGGGTCTAAATAGATAGACCATGGATCGCCACCAAGATTTAATGTTGTAGATATTTCACAAGAATACCTATCTTTGTGTCTATGTAATACATCACCTTTTTTATATATTCTTGCATAAGAATATGCAGGTTGTAGTTTATATCCTGTGTGTTTTTCCATTTTCTTATGTAAACCCTGTAACAAAGTTTCCATAGCTATGTCACTATAGTGTGAATAAGTATTTGGAACTTGTTCATCATTCCACACACCTAAATATTCTGTAAATGGAGATATATATTTTTGATCAAACAAAAATCTAGCTACGTTTCTTTTGTTTAAAAAATACGTATAAACAAATTGTGCTAACTCTTTTGATATGGCTCCTTTCATTACTGTGTACTTATTTTTTTTGAACGACATTTTTATTCCTCCTAAGTTCTTTCTTTTTTTCTTCAATAAAATTTTCTACAAAATCTACAGATTTTTTAACTCTATTTGAACCTAACATTGTTTTTACAAAATTATTTAGTTTGTTCTTTATTATCGGCATGTTGTAATACTCCTTTTGGTATTGCTTGTATATTCCAATGTATAAATCTAAATGGTTCATAACCATTATCTACGCTGTATAAATGTGGCATGTATGAATTAAAAAATATTAATCTACCAGGTTTTACCTTGTAGTGCACTTGTGAAGTGGCAATAGTAACTTTAGTTTTATCTTTTTCTGGTAATAAATTCATTTGTCTTCCAGGTCTAGGATCTTCAAAAACTGGGCAAGATGTTCTTTCACTAGCTTTTAAAAAATAAAAACCTGACATGTGACCATTCCAGTGAGTGTGTAAAGTATGATGTCCTCCACCTAGATGTGAAAACTCTTGCACCCAAAGTTCAGTTAAAAATAACTGATGACCTCTTAAATCAAAGCCTTGTTCATCTAATAAATTCCAAGCAGTGGCTAATATCCAATCTTGTAATTCTTTAAATTTTGGGTCGTTAATAAGACTTGTAGAGTGGTGGACCATACCATGATCTCCTTTGTTACCAAACTTTTTAGTTCTTTCTTTAATATTAATTTGATTATTTTTTTGTGCTTTTTTAATATAAGTATCAGAAGCTTTATTTAATTTTTTTACCCATTCTGGTTTATCCATCCAATATATTGGATTTGTAAAATAATCTTCTCTGTATAATTGTTCTTTTTTCATTATCTAAATGGCCATCCTAAATTCCATATAACTAAACTATATCTTGATCCTTTTTTAACAGGACATACTCTATGCCATACAAAAGAAGGAAAAACAACTAGAGAACCTTTAGGTAATATCTCTGTACATTTTTTAATATTTGGTTTTTTATCAGGATCCATGTTTCTAAAATCAAATTCTAACTCTCCACCTTTATAATCTTTAGGATCAGATAAAGAAACAGTTACAGATAATTTTCTTATTTTACCATGTGTAGGATCATTTTGATTTTGTGATATATAAGGTTTATCCCAACTATCACAATGCCAATCATAAAATTGTCCTTTTTCATATTTAGTAAATTGACAAGACTCAGAGTAATCCCACATAAAATTCCAGCCAGCATCTCTGTTTGCTTGATGTACGTAAGGTTGAATTTCTTTATAAATCCATCTATCACTCATCCAAACAATATTTGAATTTCTTTTTTTCTTTAAATCTTTGACTTGTTTTTGATTTAATTTTTTATTTCCATATCCTCCAGTAACTGCCATTTGATCAGATATGGATTTACCATATCTAATAATGTCGTCACAAATTCTTTCAGGAATAGCTGATTTAAAATAGTAATAGTAATTTGTTAAATTCATTATTTCTTTCTTTTTATAACTTAATATTAACTTAAAGTCAAAGTCCCAGAAACTGTGAATGTAGCTACTTTATCATTGGCTGGTCCTACACAGCTTGCTACAGTATTTGTACAAGGTGTTACGGTAACACCTGCAGTATTAGGAACTCTTACTATAACAATACCAGAGCCTCCTCCTCCAGCTGGTTGATGTCCTGTTACAGGATTGAAACCTCCACCGCCACCACCGCCACCAGTGTTAGCTGTGCCTGGAGTTCCTGCAGTAAAAGGATTTGGTCCTGCTGAACCTCCAGCTCCACCACCGCCACTTCCTCCTGCTGCTCCAGTGGTTGGAGAAGCTGGTCTAGGATAATGACCTGCACCACCGCCACCGCCTCTTGTAACTGAAGATCCAGTAATACATGAAGCTAAACCATTACCACCTGTTCCTCCTGAAGCGTTTGGAGCTCCATTAGCGCCAGCAGCACTTGCACCACCGCCACCTCCTCCTTGAGAAGTTGTAGGTCCAATAGAATCTCCACCTGGATTTCCTTGAGGTGGAACTGTTGGAGGTGTATTTCCTGCTCCACCACAATTACAACTAGTTCCTGCTCCAGAACCACCACCTGATCCTCCCGTTCGACCAAAAGTACCACCTTCAACTCCACCACCTCCACCACCTGTTGAAGTGATAGTTGCAAAAGTTGAATCTGATCCGTCTCCTCCAAATGATGGATGAGTTGCCGCTGCTGCTCCGGCACCAATTGTTATACTATGTGTTCCTAATGTTACAAATTCTGTAGCGCCAGCTAAAGGTGTGTCAAAAGAAGTTCTATAACCTCCTGCTCCACCGCCACCACCATATCCAGTTCCACCACCTCCTCCACCACCTATAACTAGATAGTGAGTGTTTATTCCTGTTTGAGGCCATGTACCTTGTTTTAATGCTGACAATTGAGATTGCATCGACCAAACACCAGATGCTTTATTTAATTCTTTTACTAAAACTACTCCTGATCCACCGTTACCACCATTACCGGCTCCTCCACCACCGCCTCCACCGCCACCGGTGTTAGCTGTTGCATTTGCACCTACTCCAGCTGGAGAGTTACCGCCATTACCACCACCGCCAGCTCCTCCTGGAGGTATACCTGTTGGTGCAGGAAAATCTGCTCCACCTCCACCACCACCTGCTACTGAACCAGAAACTCCAACTGTTGGTCCAAAAACTGGTGATACGTCTGTACCTGCTCCACCTATGCCTGCTTGTGTATTTGGTTTAGCTGATGGTGCGTTACCACCTACTGCACCTGCTCCGCCACCACCGCCAGCTCCTGATCCACAGGCTCCTGGTGATTGTACGTTGTTAGATGCTCCACCTGCATTACCTTGTCCGCAAGTTCCTGGTGATCCTGAATATGGTCCTGCAGCGTCATGGAAACCACCGCCTCCACCTGATCCACCTGGATCTCCTGCAGTGTCTCCTGTTCCACCACCTCTTCCACCGCCTGTTGCAGTGAGTGTTACACCACCTATAACGGCTACTGAATTACAACCTGGCACTCCTAATAATGGAGTTCCTGGACTTGGTTGTGGAGAACCTCCACCACCGCCACCAATCGTAATTGGATATCCTGTTGAAGGTGATACAGATATTGAAGCTCCAGGATTTAATAAACCTCCTGCTCCACCACCACCACCTTTATCACCACCGCCACCACCGCCACCAGCTACTACTGCGACTTGCACAGCTGCTACTGTTGAAGGTGTAGTGTAAGTACCTGTTGATGTTACTTGTGTAGTTTTGTTTTTTCCAAAAGAAGTTTTATTGGATTTACCAATGACTCCACCGTTTAATGATCCGCCTTTTGTACTAGGCATTTAATGTCCTCCTATGCGGACACCCAGGCTGTGCCGTTCCAATCGTACTGTGTTGGAGTCTCCGCTGTATCGTTTGATTTAGTTGCTTTCCAACCTTTTGTGTTATCAGCATTGTATGCAGCTTCATCCCATCTTATTATGTAGTGCCACACACTAGGGTCTGCTCCATCATCTATAACAGTTGGATGTGTAATTGGCGCTTGCCAATCATCATTTGAATCTAATGACCAAGATGCAAAAGGTTGAGGTGTTAAAAATTTATTTTTAGCTGTATCAAAAATATAACCTTTACCAGCATATTGTTTTCTAAAATTAGAATTGTAAGAAGTTTGTTTCCAAGTTCCACCACCAAAAAATGTTGAACACCAATTTTCTCCATCAAGAGCTTCATCAGCTGAAACATGTTTATTATCTACAACAATTACTCTTTCTACAACCCAATGTAGATCATTTGTAAATCCTGTTGGATCTGTTTTTTGTTTAAGTTCTGCAAAGTGTGCCATTTTTTTTCTCCTTATTTGTATTTATATCAAATTTAATATTACAATCAACTATAAAGTCAATGTTCCTGTTACTGTAAATACTACAATAGTGCTACTGCCGCAAGTAAATGATGTGTTTGTTCCTGGTGCTACAGCAAAAGATCCTGGTAAACTTGAAGTAGGTGCTTTTAAAACCACTATTCCAGATCCACCATTACCACCTGCTCCTGCAGGTGCTGCAGCACATCCTCCACCTCCACCGCCACCGGTATTAGCTGTTCCTGGAGTTCCAGTAGCATTAGCGCCTCCAGCTCCACCACCGCCTGCTCCACCAGAACCGGCTGCAGGTTGTGATCTACTATTTTCAACTGATCCACCGCCACCACCAGCAAAATATCTACCTGGTGCTGGACCGGGTGTTCCATAACTTGGTGCTTGTGGTGCACTTCCAAATATTGCTGTTGATGCTCCTACACCACCATCTCCTGAAGTAGCTCCTGGAGCTCCTGGACTTTGTCCAGCTCCACCAGCTCCTCCACCACCACCGGCTGATATGAAAGATACAGGTCCTCCGTCGTGACCCGTTCCTCCTGGATTACCTTGAGGTGGGGTTGTTGGAGGTGTATTACCTGCTCCACCAGTTCCAAAAGATCCACCACCTGAACCTCCGGTTCCACCGGGTCCAGGACTTGCTCCACCGCCACCACCTCCGGCAGATGTTATTATACTAAAAGTTGAATCTGATCCACTAGCGCCTGTTCCTGGAGAGACTCGAGCTCCTGTTGCACCAGCTCCCACAGTTATTGCGTGATCTCCTGTTCCAAGTGCTATTGATGGAACTGTTGGAGAACATACAGAAGTTCTAAAACCGCCTGCTCCACCACCACCTGTTATTGATCCAGGTCCACCACCGCCACCAGCTCCACCGCCGGCTACTACTAAATAATCAAAAGACGTATAAGGTCCAGGTTTTGTTGTAAATACTCCTGTACCTGAAAATATATGTTGTGTGTTACATCCAACTGTTGAAACTGTTCCGCCACCTGCTCTTTGTGGTCCTGGATATTGAATTAAAACTACACCTGATCCACCTCCTAAAGCGTCAGCACCACAGCGATTACCACCTCCACCACCGCCAGTGTTAGCTGTGCCTGCAGTTCCAGGTGTGCTTGGACCAAAACCACCATTTCCTCCACCACCAGTTCCACCTGTTGAACCATCTGGTCTATTTCCACTACCACCACCTCCACCGCCGGCTCTTACTGTGCAATCACCTGGCCAGTTAGAAGCTCCTGCTCCACCATTACCACCTTTTCCACAACTTCCTGGAGAAGGTGAGGGTTGTGCATTACTTCCTGCTGCACCGGCTCCGCCACCACCACCGGCACCATTATTATCTACTGATGATCCAGCACCACCTGGATTACCTTGTGATGTAAAAGTTGAAGGAGTATTTCCTGCTCCACCTGGGGCTGGTCTACACGCTCCAATTAAAGCTCCAACACCGCCGCCACCACCAGAAGCTCCAGAGTTACCACCCTTATTAGGTGTTGTAGGTGAAGTTGCGTCTAAATTTCCACCGCCACCGCCGCCAGATGTAAATGTTTGAATATCTGGTCCTGCAAAACTTGAATCATTACCATTATTACCTAGCGTTCCTGCCGGTGGGGCAAAACCTGCTCCGCCAGCTCCTACTGTTACAGTATAATCGTTACCACTACCTAATTCTAAAGCTGTATTAAATCTATAACCACCTGCTCCACCACCACCGCCATAACCTGCAGAAGAACTACCTCCACCACCTATTGTTAAAATATTTATATTTCCAAAAGTTGAAGAAGGCCAAGTATCATTTAATCTTGCATCGTAAACTTCTTCCATTGTAAAGACACCAGTTGCTCCTGGACCTGTTGTTGAAAATTCTTTTACTATCACCATACCACAACCACCTATTCCACCACCGCCACCTGTTCCTGGTGTATTACCTCCACCTCCACCGCCGCCACCAAAAGTTCCTGGCTGAGCTGGGTTTAAATCATTACCACCACCTTTTCCACCAATTGTGTTCGGAGCTCTATTATCAACAGAGCATTGATAACTACCTCCTCCACCACCAGCACCAAAAGTTCCTGGGTGAGTGCCTGCAGCAAATAAAGGAGTTGTTGCTCCACCAAAATTTGTAATCTCTGGAAAATCTGTAGTTAGAGATAATCCACATCCTGCACCTCCTCCTGCGTTTGTAGCAGAAGCGCTACCAGTTCCACCTTTTCCACCACCTCCTCCACCAGAATTTCCACTTCCAGCGCCACCAGCGTTTCCTTGACAAGCCGTTCCAGTACCACCTGCACCGTTTGGATAACCACCACCGCCACCTGAACCCCCACTTGAACCTGCGGCTGTTCCTGGACTTTGTCCTCCACCACCTCCTCCACCTGTTAGTGTTCTAGGACTAGAGGTAGATGCAAACACTGAATTATTTCCAGAAGTTCCAGCAGGACCTCCTGGTGGGCCACCAGACGCTGCTCCTGCACCGCCAGCACCTACAGTAACAGTAACTGAACAATCAGGAATACTTTGACAACAAAAAACTGTTAAACCACCTGCGCCACCACCTCCTGCTCCAGCAGAAGGAGCACCACCTCCACCGCCACCTCCAGCTATGACAGCTACTTTATTTTTTGATGAACTTGAATCTTTGGTGAACGTACCAGACGCTGTAAGAATTGTTGTTTTAGGTTTTGTTTTTTTTACGGTAGTGTTAACCGGTCCTATAATTCCGCCATTTGCCATAGCTTATAGTCCCTCCTACGCGTCGTCTAATACTTCGTATGAAATAAATAGATCTAGGTCACTAGCTGCGCTAGCGCCTCCTTTTAGTATGTCGCCCTCCATAAGATAGATAGGCGTGTCCAAGATAACTAACGTTGCGTCAGCTGGGACTGAAACTGTTTTTGCTAAATAAACTGTTGCGTCTGCTCCAGTTGGAGTTATTCCAGATGCACCTGCAGTTGTTAAACCATCCACAAATAAATCTACGTCAGCAGCATTTGTGCCGTCAACGTTTGCAACTGTAATTCTATTTATTTTTAAAATTTTATCTGAGTCTACTGTTAATAAAGTAGCTGTTGTAGTGGCGCTTAAATTGAAACCAAGATTTCCGCCTACAATCGATGTTACATTTACTATATTTGGGTTAGCCATTTTTTAATCTCCTACGTTCTTTTAGCCGAAAACTATAGCCATTGCAATAGCTTTTCCTGTTGTTATACCTGCTGTTCCAAAGCTTAAATTTGCAGAGCCATCAGTGATTATAGCCTGACCGCTTGTACCATCGGAAGTAGGTAATTTAAATTGATTTATTGTTGTAAATGCAGCGTTTACATCCACTACATTAGTTCCATCAGCATAAGCCATTCTAGTGCCTTTATCGGCTGCTGCAAATGTAAAACCAGTTCCAGAAGCTGTTTTAAACTGGACTGTAAAACTTCCTGTTGTGCCGTTTCTTACAATGTAAGATTTTTCAACAGAGTCCGGAACTGTCACAATTTGATTTCCTGTGATTGTTCCTGTTAAATTTATAATTAAATTTCTAGCTGCGTTTGTTAATCCTGTTGTAGTGTCATCACCATCTGTGATTAATAAAGCAGTGGTTTGAGCACCGCCAGATATATCCTGAGCATGATAACCTGATGCTGCTTGTTGAATAATATTTAAATTTGTATTTGTTTTAGTTCCCCATGTACCAGCGTTTTCGCCAGTAGCCATAAGTTCTATTCCTAAATAATTATATGTTGATGCCATTAAGCTGCTTCTCCTGTTACGTCGTTATAGCTGGTATTTGATCCAGTTGCAACATCTGAATACGGTGTATTCGATCCTGTTGAGACATCACTATATGACGTATTTGAACCAGTGTCAACATCCTCATAAGCTAAGATAAATAGTTCTCCTAATGTAGGTGTTATTGATTGGCCTGTTAATCCCATGACCTGATCAGCAGGGTCTATTGTGCCTACAGAACCGCTGAAAGAAACACCAGATAATCCCATCACTTGATCAGCAGGATCTATCGTTCCTACAGTCATTGTAGAAGATACACCTGTTAACGGAACAGCTACTGAACCAACACCTTCTATTTGACCTAAAGTAAACTCTGCTTCTAATCCACCTAAAGTTACATCTTCATTCGGTGCAACTGCTGTACCTTGTTCTGATGTAATTTCAAAACCAGTTGGTTCAACAAGTGTTAAAGTTTCAATTGTTGCAGTGCCTTGAGCTGATGTAATTTCATTTCCTGTTACAGATACATCTTCATTTGGTGCAACTGCTGTACCTTGTTCTGATGTAATTTCTTGACCTGTTAATCCAACAACTTGATCTGCAGGATCTATTACACCAATTGCTGATGTAATTTCTTGACCAGAAATATCTGGTGTAACTGCAATATCAATTGTTAATGAACCTGGCTGCGCTGTAAATTGTGAACCTGTAACATCAAACTCTGCACTAATAACATTTGTAATTGAACCAACATTAAATGTTGAAGATACTCCTGTTAAAGAAATAGAAGCTGTTCCTGAT